CAGGATGTATTTATCCGATCGTTGGTTGGAATAATGGTCTACATGTTATTACAGAAGATAAAAACGGTGAACCATTGGATTATTTGCTTCATAATGGGGGCGGTGATCCTGTTGAAAACGAATATGGGATAACAGGCGATCTTGCGGCGGTAGATGATAGATTCGACGAAGAACAAGGAAACTTAATATTCCGAACTTTGGTTGACGGTAAAATCGACACATATCCGTGGGAACTTGAACAGAAGGGAGGGGCCGAAAATGAAACTGACGCCTGAACAGAAAGCTTTTTACGAGTACGGGAAAGCCCGTGAGGCTCTTCGGCTCTTTAAGACGGACTTTGCATACCGGGAAGAAACTTTAAGAGAATTCTACGAGAACTATGTATGTGAAGCCTGGCAGAAGCGGGCCGCGTGCAGGGCGTGGGTGCCTTTAAAGGAGCGAAATTGCAACAATTGCATGCACCTTTATCGCGACACGAAATTTGGTTCTCCTTGTTTTTGTTGCACAGGTATTGACGACGAAATTCCCAATAACTGGGAGCCGAGAAAGGAGGCATTATGAAGGACTGGACAGGGAATAAAAGGACGCTTGGCGCTACGCTGGGAGCATCCTATCTCGCCACCGGTGAAAGGCCGAGGGAAGACTATTACGCCACCGATCCGGACATGGTGCGGGATCTGCTCAACGCTGGCGCGCCTCTCCGTCAGCGGGTATGGGAACCAGCCTGCGGAGCTGGTCATATCGTCAATGTCCTGCGGGAGCGGGGGCATGAAGTCTGTGCAACCGACATTGTTGACCGTGGATGTCCTGATTCCTGCGTACAAGATTTCTTGTGGGAGTTCGACGATGGCGAGATAGGAGACGTGGATATTATGACCAATCCTCCCTACGCCACAGCCCTTGAATTTGTCGAGCGTGCGCTTGCCTGCGTCAAGGATGGAGCCAATGTCTGGATGCTTCTGCGTCTCCAGTTTTTAGAGGGCAAGGCCCGGCGCCGGTTGTTCGACGTTGCCCCCCCCTCCGACGTGTGGGTATTCAGCGAGCGGCGGACCTGCGCCAAAAACGGGGATTTTTCCAAAACCGAAGGCGGCGCCATTGCCTACGCTTGGTTTCACTGGGTCAAAGGATATAACAATCAAACTATTGTGAAGTGGTTATGAAAGCCGTACTGCGATATTTAGGCGGTAAAAACCGCCTTGCCCCGTGGATTATCCGGCATTTCCCGGCTCACACTTGCTATGTGGAGCCATACAGCGGAAGCCTGGGTGTCTTGCTCAACAAGGCCCCGGCGCCGGTGGAAATCTGCAATGACAAAGACGGCGAGATTGTCAACCTGTTCCGCGTCCTCCGCAGTGAGGACGCCGGACGGCTGCTTGAGGCCGTCATGCTGACCCCATACAGCCGTGACGAGCTCAACGACTCCGCCCCTGCAGGTGATGCCGTGGAGCGTGCCCGGCGTCTGCTAGTGCGCTCCTGGATGGGGATTGCAAGCGACTCTTTCAGGGATGGACGTTCCGGCTTACTCGTAAGCCGGAACAGGGTGCCTTCTCCGGCTACCGACTGGGACCGGCTGCCGGAAACTCTGCGGCTGGCCACCCAGCGGTTAAAGCACGTCCACGTGGAAAACCGGGACGCCCTTGACGTCTTACAGGCCCACGACGGGCCGGAAACACTCCACTACGTTGACCCGCCTTACATGCCAGCCACGCGCACCAGGACGGGGCGATACAGCCATGAGTACACGGAGGACGATCACCGGCGCTTGCTCAACGTCCTGGTCACGCTGCAGGGCAAGGTGGTGTTGTCCGGCTATGATAACGAGCTTTACAACTCCGCCCTGCAGGGCTGGCACAAGGACTCCATCAAGACCATTTCCAACATGAGCAGTCCACGTGTGGAATGCCTGTGGATTAACTACAACCCCCAACTGACGCTTTTTTAATTATGGAATTCATCAACATCCCAACAGCCTTGTTTTCCAGCCCCGAATATATCGGGGCGGAACCCGTACAGCGCGCTACCTGGATTTCTCTTCTTGCGTGGTGTTGTGAACAGGAGAATGGCGGCATCATTGAGGGTTGCCGCTCCTGGGGCATGCGTCGCTGGATGCAGACCTGCGGCGTGACGGACCAGGAAATCAACGAGGAAAACGAACTTTACCATTTTGACGGTGATCATCTGGTCGTGTTCGGCTATCCCCATGAGATTCAGGAAACCCTCAAAGTCAAAAGGAAAACCGCCCGTGAAAATGGGAAGCTGGGGGGACGCCCGAAGAAAACCAATGTTGAAACCAACATAGGAACCAACGCGGGAACCGAAGAAAAACCTACGTCGGTTTTTTCAGAAACCAACGTAGGAACCGGAATAGGAACCAACGTAGCCCCCTATGTTGAAACCTATCCGAAAACCGTAAGGGAAGGGAAGGAAAGGAAGGAAGGAAATAATGGGGGGAAGAAAACTACTACGGTGAACAGTACACCGGAGGAAGAACCGCCCGCTGATCCTGTTCCGCCTCCTACCCCCCATGAATCCTTTCCTGGTTTTTCTCCGGGCACTTCGCCCTCCTACGACTCGTCGGCGTGGATTGCCTTGCAGCCCCTGGCGGAGTGGGTCAAGACGCTGCGGCCCGGCTGGGACGTAAGCAAGTTCACGGGGACGGAACGCTCCGCCCTGCTTACCATGCACAAAAGCCTTGGAGGCGTTGTGCCGGAGGCCGCCAAGGACTGCGTATCCCGGTATCTGGCCGCGGCTCCCGCCAATGCAAGCAAGTGGGATTATCCGCCGGACAGGCTACTGTTCATGAAAACCTTCGGAGAAATCGTCCAGAAAGCATTTGCATGGGACCGGGCCCAACCCCGGCCCAAGAAGAAGTTCAAACCCGAACAACCCCGGCAGCCGGAAGGGCCCGTCGTGGATACCGATACCGCCGCGGCTGAAATCCGGGTGTTGATGAAAGAAATAGGATTAGGAGGAAACGAAGAATGAGACCCCCCAAACCATCCCTGCGAAAGAATAAGCCAACGCGGCGCGGAAAGCCCGGCTCCTACAAGCTGCGCTTGACGCTTCTGGTGGACCCCAAGAAGAACGGGCAGCTTGTTGAGCTGGGGCTTGGAACCAGCAACAGGCGGGAAGCCGAGGAGCGCGCCAAAGGCATCATTTCTGCCTTGGAAACAGCCGGTCTTTACCGCCGCCCCGCCGTCCGCATTTTGGAGCATCACGTAGCCCAATTTGGGAGAGTTGAAAAAACACCCTTTGATCATCCAGAATTACCCTTATGGTGACGCCCCTGGAAAAGTTCCTGGTAAAACATCCCGCCCCCTCCGGCATGGATTCAAAGGAGTGGGCGGCCTTGTCGGCTGTGGCGTGCGAGGATAAATTCTTTTCATCCAAGCAGGAAAACAAGCGGCTGCTGGGGCGCCTGTACATGCTGATCAAAGACTACCTTTCCGGGGAGAAGGAAACCCTCCCCAATGGGGAAACGGTCATCAAGGTGGGGAGTGCTGCGGACTTTTCCAACCAGGCGCTTCAATGGCTCCAAACCGAGGGGCTTGTTCCCGCGGACGCCGAGGGCCCGAAGTACCACAACGACGTCAAAAACATCGGGGCCCTGGCCCGCCTGAAGCTCATTTTCAAAACCAACGTCCGGCAAAGCATTGGGGCGGCCCAGTGGGAAGCATCCATGAAGCCGGCCAACCTGAAGGCATGGCCCGCCTTCCGGTTCATCCGCATCACGGGAGCCAAGACAAAGCGGCTTGTCCATGTCATCAATGAGGACGCCGTCCGGCTCAAAACCGACTTTACTTTTTGGGCGGACGAAATGAACGCTGCCAGCCTGGGGGGCTTTGAGGTTCCCTGGCCGCCGTTCGGCTTCAACTCCTACATGGACCAGGAGCCCGTTTCCCGGGCGGAATGCGAACGGCTGGGACTACTCAAGCCCGGAGAGCCGTTGAAGCGTCCACGGGGCGCGGAACGCTTCGGGATTGACCTGATTGAAAGGTACGGGTACGGCAAGAAGGCCAGCACGGCCAAACTCCCTGAAGCACTCAAGACGAAGCTGAAGAAGGTTTATGAAGACCGCTGGGGGGTCAAGCAGGACAAACCTGACGAGGTTGTCTTTCCCGCGCAGGAGGTGGCCGAGCATGCCAGGAAGATGGCGGAGAAAGTCATCAAGGTTCCCGCTGCTCCCATTCCGGAGCCCGCGCCAGCCGTCACGCACACGGTCAGCCTGGGGGATATTCCCAAGGTAAAGATGCCCGCGCCGTTGACGGACAAGGAAGCTGATGACCTCTTGCGGAGCGTTACCGGGGAAGTATGGGCGAAGGCATCCAGGCCGGAAAAGAACGCCTTATTTTCGTACACAGATGATGGATATACCCGCATCAACAACGATTTGAGAGAGGGCAAGCCCAACGCCAAAGCGAAGCTGATCGCCAAGGTCATTAACCGTTGCAAAGTGCCTCAGGACATGGTTGTTTTCCGTGGCTGTGGAGCTTACAAGGAGCTGAAAGATGCTATCGGATGGAACGGAGACGTGATGACCGACAGTATTGCCGAAAGCCTCAACACATTTTACCGGGACCGGCTACTTGAGGACAAGGGGTTCATGAGTGCTGCCGTCGCGGAAGGGAAGGGATTCCAGAACCGCCCCGTGTTATTCAAAATCCTCCTGAAGAAGAAAACCCGGGCCATCTACGCGGAGCCCTTTTCCAGATTCGGGGCCGGGGCTCGGAAAGACTGGGACGGAGTCAGCCCTCAAGCCTATTTCAGCGGAGAGGATGAAATCATCATACAGAAGGGGGGAACCCTCAAGTTCCTTCAATTCCACAACCAACACGGGAAATTGATCATTGACTGTGAACTGATACAATAACGACATGAACAAAGAAGACACACCGAACCCGGCTTACAAAAGGATATTTGAGGCAGATTTGAAAGGGGCACGTTACCCGAACGCATTACGCATGAAATGCCTGCTGTGCTCCAAAATCATCAACAACCCGCAAAGCTATCAATGCAAGGCATACCCAAGCAAGCCTGATAGCATCCTCTACGACAATGCGGACTGCCCCAGCTTTGAACACTGCTCCGACGCGGAAGGGCTGCGCTGGATTGAGGGATATGTGAAACTCTCCGGGAAAGCATATGTCCCCCGTCAGGACGATACCCCTCCGGCAGGGTGGGAGGAAATCAACAAAGAGCATGCGAAATGAAGAAGGAGAAGACAGGAAAGACTGAGAAGAGAGAACCCGGGCGCCCGTCCAGATACAGCGCTGCCCTGGCGGAACGCATCTGTGACCATATACGGTGCGGGGACAGTCTCCGAAAGGCTGCTGAAAAGGAGGGCGTCCCTAATCCTTCCGTCATGAGATGGGTACACGAGAACAAGGCGTTTTCGGAGCAGTACGCGCGCGCGTGCGAAGAACGGCTTGCCGCCCTGGAAGACAAGTTGCTTGACCTTGTGGAGAAGGGGCATGAAGTGGCCCCCTGTGCCGAAATAGGGGGAACCATGCTGCAAGCGGTCAAACTGGAAATAGACACGCTCAAATGGATGCTTGCCAAGCTGATGCCCAAGAGATACGGAGACCGCGCGGCGCTGGCCCTGGAAGGTGGAGACACGCCCGTTAAATTGGCTCACACTCTGCCCGCGGAAGCAGTCGCACCGTTGGCGGCAGCCCTGAAAGAAATATGGTCAGAAGAGGAAGAAAGCTAGGGCCCCCTGTCAGGCCGGAAGACTCCCCCGTCATCTTTGCCGCCGTGGTGCTCGGGGAAACGAGCCTGTACAAATGGCAGATGCTGGCCCTTGAACGTGCTGCCCGCGGCAAGCGTGTTACCCTGCGTGCAGCCAACGGCTCCGGCAAGACGGACAAGCTAATCGGCATCCTGGCCTTGTGGTTCTTGTGGCGTTACCCCCGCGGGCGCATGCCGATTACGTCCGGCTCATGGCGCCAGGTGAAAAACCAGCTCTGGCCTGCCCTGGAACGGCACCGGAACAACCCGTCCCTTGCAGGTTGGAAATGGCTCAAGAATTGCCGCGTAGAAACTCCGGAAGGGGGATTCGTTGAAGGCTTTTCCACCAACCACGCCGGCAAGGCGGAAGGCTGGCACGGGCGCGTGACGGACGAATTCAAGGATGAACGAAAGGAGCAGGAAGAGGAAGACCCCCGCAGCGAGAAGAAAGCCCGCCTGTTTGACGCTGACGAGTTCACCGGGGATGACCCTTCTTCCCCCGTGTTTTTCGTGGTGGACGAAGCAAAGACAGTGCCGGATGAAATCTTTGACGCCATTGAACGCTGTACGCTTCAGTTCTGCGTCTACCTCTCTTCCCCCGGCAAACCCTCCGGCCAGTTCTACCGCTGCTTTCACGAGGAAAAAGACCTCTTCTGCCCGATGGTCGTGACGGCCTTTGACTGCCCCCATATCTCCCAGGAGCGCATTGACCGCATTCTGGCCCGCGTAGGAGGCAATGAGGATGATCCCTACTACCGTTCCGTTGTGCTAGCAGAATTCACGCTGGAAGGGGACTTGTACATTATTGACCCTGGAAAACTGGAATGGGGCCAGCGGCAACCCTATGAACCCCGCAGGGGGCGTCCTGTGGCTTTCCTGGACATTGCCGCGGGCGGAGATGAAACAGTCCTCGCCATCTGCGACGGGAACGAAGCTTGGATCGAGTACGCGGAACGTCAGCGGGACACGGTGCAGAGTGTCCGCAAGTGCATTGCCACCCTCAAAGGGCTGGGCATTGCGGATTGTGATTTATGGGTGGATGCTCCGGGCATGGGCCTTGCCGTGATCAGCGACTTCAACGAGTTGGACTGGTACCCTAATGAGTTTTTTGGGAACAACCCCCCGGAAGACCGGGACCGCTACATCAACCTTGCCGCGGAATGCTGGAATGATGCCGGCCTTGAACTCATGACGGGCCGGGTACATATCAAGTCCAAGCAGCCGGACAAGACGCTCTTCACGCAGTTGACCACTCGCAAGAAGGAATTCACGGACGATTCCAAGATACGGAATGAGAAGAAGGACAAAATGAAGGCCCGCAACCTGTCTTCCCCCGACCGGGCGGACGCCTTGCTTGGGGCTATATGGGCTTCCATCCGCGGGGCTGCCGGGGTCTGGACCGGGGAAGGCAATAAGCCGGTTGTCGGCAAGAGCCAGCACGCCGTCAGGCACACCGGGAAATTCTGTCCCATCTAAGGCTGTCCGTAGCCCATTTTGACGTTGTTGCCGCCTGCCTCCCATTGGGGCGATAATGCGTGCATGAGGCAAGCGGCCAAACATGATTTACACACAACCGAGGGACTGGCACAGGTACAGCATTTGCGCTTTGTGCTACCCTCCGGCGAGGTAGACACGCAGTTCAACGGCATGACCATCCGGGGCGGCGTCCTGGATGACGGCATCCGGGATATGCCCGGTTCCGAGATCATTGACGGGAGATGCGCCTTGCAGCTTCCCCGGCTCGCGGCTGGCTGCCATCGGTATGATGTCCTTGTCTCCGGCGACGGGACAGACAAGCCCCTTCTGGCTGGTGTCATTCATGTGGCTCCCCGCGTCACTCCCGTGGACGTGGATGACAACGCCCCTGCGGACTATCTCGACATCGTGATTCCGGAGGACGAAGGCGGCACCATTACCGTTATTTCCGAATCCCCTGCATGGGTAGACGATGCCGTGGAGGAATCCCTTCAGCAGCGCGGCATGTACGTCACTCCGGTTAGCGGCACGGCATCCATGTCTCCACCCGGCTACGACCAAGACCAGACCGTGGAGTGGTCATGGGCGCGGTTTAGGTTTGGGGACGACATGCTCGGCGGTTATCGCGGCAGCGTCTGCAAGGTGCGCGACGTAGGCATGTGGGCGGTCCTCGGCACGACGGACACCACACCGCGCTGGCTGGACATCTGGCGGCGTGCTCCGGGCGAGGACTGGGTACTGGCGGCACGATCCAGCCAAGCCG